AACGGAAATAAGTGTTCCATTTTCTATTGGGTGCTGTATTTTATTTTCCATACTTAGGCTTTATTTCTGCTGTAACATTAGTTGTATAAAACTCACTCCTTTCTTCTTCGTTTAACTTTTCGGGTGGTTGAGGTGGTAGTTCTCTTTCTATGCGTTGTTTGAACCACGTAAATAACTCCTTTGCTTTTCTTCCATTTAAAGCACATTGATACCATTGAGCAAAGTCTTTTTCTATTTGTGTCCAGTCCATGATTAATCTGTTATTTTAGGTTTGTAATTGATTTCAACTGTGTCAAAATCTATATCAGTAGGAAAATAAACAAATCCATCTTGCAAAAGAAAAGATATAGATATTGAAACACCGTTTACTTTAAACCCAAGAAGTGTTCCAAAATCATAGGGAAGTTTTGCTTTAAAATTTACAATTTCTAATTTCATATTTAATATATTATAACAGTTTTTCTAACACCCCTTATCCAATAAAACAAATAACAATGCCTCCCCCAATGAGTAAACTCTAATCGAGGCTTAAACATTATCTCTAAAATTAATAGAGTTGATAGTATTAGGATTATAGTGTTGGGGTGCATGGGTTAAATTTTATTATCTCTTTCACTCCATTTTAAAACTCTCAATGTTTTTACATATTCATCAAAAGCCAATTTTTTTATTTCATCAGTAAAAGGAACTTCGCTTTCTTTAGTGGTGCAAGTTCTATCTCTTAATCTGCTGTAATTTTTTATTGCAGTAAATTTTCTTTTCTTTTTGCTTTCCTTTTGAAAAATAGTGTAATAATCTAAATAAATAGTATTGCCATTAATGTAAAATCCCCACACTTCAATTGTTAGGTCGTCTATTTTTCTTTCAATTCTCATAGTTAGTTTTTTTTAAATTTATTTACCCGACAAAAATACTATCTATCCTTTTACCTTGCAAACTGTTTGGCTAATTTGGAATGATTTTAAATAGTGGGAAATAAATTTTGCGGTTTGAAAAATTGTTTTTATGTTTGCAGCGGCTAAAAAATAAAAGATGGATATTAACACTAACATACATTTAATAAATCCTTAAGAGGGGGCTGTATTTCTTTGTGCATACTGCACGATTCATACTTTTGTTTTAGCCGACATCCCCCTCTTAAGGTATTTTATAGATTATGAAAGTAACAAAAAGAATTGCCCGATTAAAGGCTTTATTTGACCACAGCCACAATCATGTTAAGCAGATGAATATATTTAGCTGCCCCGACAATGACCCAATACTTACAATGTATTATATCCAAGAGCGTATTAACTATTTAAAAAAGCTGCTATGAGAAAGTCATTTAAACTTAGAATAGCAACTATTTCTCTTATTAAAGATTTTACAGATTCAGATAAAGGGCAGTTGCTTAAATGTATCTGTGATTTTGTTAATGAGAGAGATGTATTCCCCAATGAAAGAATAAAACCACTTTTTGACAGAATAACAAGTGAAATAATAGAAGATTGGGGTAGGCTTAATCCAAAAACAGATAAATACCATTGGAATTATCAAGGAGGCATTTCATCAGAAAATAGCATAATTAGGAATAGTTCAAAAATGAAGTATTGGAGATTATCTGTTTTTGAACGGGATGATTATACTTGCCAAAAATGTAATGAAAGAGGCGGTGTTTTAAACGCTCATCATATAAAAGAATTTTCAAAATATCCCGAACTTAGATTTGATATTAATAACGGAGTAACGCTTTGTAAAAAGTGCCACATTTTAGAACATAAAAAGATATGAAAAGAGATAGTGTAATTTTTTATAGGAGCTTTTACGAAGCAATAAAAGAACTTCCATTAGATGTTCAATCGTTAGTTTATAATGCCATTTTTGAATACTCACTTGATTTTAATGAAGCTGTTTTAACTGGATTGCCAAAAACTATTTTTACTTTAATAAAACCGCAGTTAGACGCTAATAATAAAAGGTTTGAGAACGGAAGTAAGGGTGGAAGAAAAAAGCAAAAAGAAACCAAATCAGAATCAAAACATAACCAAAGTGAAACCAAAGATAAAGCTAATAACAATGTAAATAACAATAACAATAACAATAACAATGACAATAACAATGAAAAAGAAAATGATTTTAATTTAACTGCGATTTTAAATTCTGATTACCTTGCAGTTTTAGAATTGTGGTTGCAGCACAAAAAAGAACGCAAGGAAAAATACAAACCAACGGGATTAAAAACACTCGCTGAAAAAATCAAAGCAGATTACAAAACAATTCAAGATTTTGAAAACGCAGTTAAATACTCAATCTCGAATAATTGGGCTGGCATCTACCCTCCAAAACCACAAAACAATCAAACTGCAAATACCGCAGCACCTAAAAAAATGGTTTACTAATGATAGTTTTTGACAAAGAAACCAAAATAGAGTACGACATTGACATTCATCATAGCGGAGAAAATGTTATGCGTTGCCCCGTTTGCTCCGATGATAGAAAAAAGCGGCACTTAAAATGTTTCAGTTACAACACAGAAAAGCAGTCGGGAAAGTGTTCTCATTGCGATGCAGTACTAATCAAAAAAAATGAAGAATTTGTGAAACGTGAAATAAAGCCATATAAGACACCTATTTTTAAAAATGATACCCAACTATCAGACAAGGCAGTAAAGTGGTTCAGAGATAGGCATATTAGCCAAAAAACGCTATTAGAATTAAAAGTTACAGAGGGCAAAGAATATATGCCTCAAATTTCAGCAGAAGCAAACACAATTCAGTTTAATTATTTTCGAGATGGAGAAATTATAAATACTAAATATCGAGATAGTCAAAAAAACTTTAAAATGTTTAGAGATGCTGAATTGATATTTTACAACATAGACTGCCTTAAAAATTTTGATGAAGTAATAATTGTTGAGGGTGAAATGGATGCTTTGACACTTTGGGAGTGTGGCTTTAAAAATGTTATCAGCGTTCCAAATGGAGCAAACTTAAACAGAAATAACCTTGTTTACCTTGACAATTGTATAGATTTATTTAAAGAGGACACAAAAATAATTCTTGCACTCGATAACGATAAAGCGGGAAACAACCTTAGAGATGAATTAGCAAGGAGATTTGGATTTGAAATGTGTAGCAAAGTAGTTTTTAAAGACTGCAAAGATGCTAATGAGTGCATGGTTAAGTATGGAGCAATAGACATAGCAGATTGTATTAAAAACAGAGAAGAATATCCTTTGGAGGGAGTTTTTACAGCAAAAGATATTGATGCTGAAATAAACGACTTTTACTATAATGGACTGCCAAAAGGAGCAAGATTAAACGTGCCGCAGTTAGATGAAAGACTTGAATATCATTTAGGTTACTTAACTACCATTACGGGAATACCCTCTCATGGAAAGTCAGAGTTTTTAGATTTTATGCTTTGTAAATTATCTACCTTGCACGATTGGAAATTTGCTTTGTACTCTCCCGAAAATTACCCGCTTCAACTTCATTTCAGTAAAATAGCAGAAAAGTTAATTGGAAAACCATTTAACGGAAATAATAGAATGAATGAAATGGAATTAAAGTTAGCAAAGGAGTTTTTTGATACACATTTTTTCTTTATTAAGCCCGAAAAGAATTTTACCTTAGATAATATCCTTGCATCAGTAAAATCACTTATAAGAAAAAAGGGAGTAAATGGATTTATAATTGATGCTTGGAATAAGTTAGAGCATAATTACGACAATGAATCAAGATACATTTCTAAAGAATTGGATAAAATTACCATGTTCACAGAAGTAAACAATGTTATGGGTTTTGTTGTAGCCCATCCGACCAAAATTCAAAAAGACAAAGTAACTGGCAAATTTGAAGTTCCAAATCTTTACTCAATAAATGGCTCGGCAAATTGGTACAACAAAACTCACAATGGGATAACTGTTTACAGAGATTTTGACACAAATACTACTTTTGTTTACTTTCAAAAGGTTAAGTTTAAGCATTGGGGTTCAATAGGACAAGCAGAATTAAATTGGAATATTAACAATGGTAGATACTATTCAAACACTTACGACAACACAAATTGGCTGCTAAAAAATGAACAACAGCAGTCCATCCCCCTCGAATCCCCAATTAAACCAAACACCGACTTTGACCAACAAAAAATAACAGTAAGCAATGGAGGTTTTGTGCCAAAAGAAAGCGATGATTTGTTCTAATTTAGAATGACTATAAATAACCCCCTATATCTTGTAACAAAGAAACAAAGGTCATATATTTGCAGAAACTAAAAAACTAACTAATGGAAAGAACGGTAACAATGCCAATGGCTGAATATGATGATTTGGTTAAAGGGCTTCAATCACAAACAGAATTAATAAAAGAACTTAAAA